AACCTAAAAACCCTCCAGTTGATGCGGCAATACCTGCTAATGGTGCGGCTTTTTTACTTGCGCCAAACAATCCTGCAATACCTGCTATTAAACCGCCACCTTTTTCAGTTTTACCACCTACCGATCCTAACAGTTTTAAAACGCCCTGAGTTGCCTCACTTGCTAATACTGATAAAAAAGTATTTTTAATTGCTTGACCTAATGATTCAAATGAAAGTTTACCATTCATTAATAAATCATCAAAAAATGTTTTAAATGAGCTTCCAAGTTGAGGTAATATTTCGCTTTGTAAAACAAGTTTTAAATTTTGAAATGGAGTTAGTAAAGATTTAACATCAGCTAAATCTTGCTTTTCAAATAATTTAGCAAAAGGATTTGTTTCTTCTATTAATGCATCTAGTCCTGCAAATTCTTTTTCAATAGCTAACCTTTCAGCTTCAATGTTTCTTGTAAATCCATCTATAACTAATTTACCTGCAAATGCTTGAGCTTGTACTCTTATTTCAGCCTGAGTTTTAGCTGATTCTTTTGCTAATTTTGCAGCCTCAGCAGCAGCCTTTTTTTCTGCCGCTAAATTTATTTTTGCAGGTTTATCCTTATTTAATTCCTTTTCAAATGCAGTTCTACTATCTCTTAAAGCTTTTATGCCATCTTCATAAACTGTTTTAAATGCGCTCTTTATGTTTTGACTTGCGCCGCCTTTTAATAACTTATCGCCTTCTGTTTTTAAAGATGCTATTGCAGTTGAAAAATCGTTTACACTTTTAGCGCCAGAAACTGTAGTTTGTACAATATCATTAACTCCTTTTTCAACAGCCATTATTGCACTTACATTTATATCTTTTGTAGACATAAACGCACCTAATGCGGGACCACCTGCAATTTTACCAACTGATTTTACTAATCCCTCTAAAAAAGTTCCCTCTATTTTAAATTTAGATGCAGTATTCAATTCTTTATTAAACTGAGTTATTTGGTTTATTGCTTGACTTATTAAATCAATAGCACCACTAAACACTCCAGAAGTATTACTACCAACTGAAACAAGCATTGTATCCCAACTATCACCTAAATTTGAAATCTTACCAGTCAATGTTTCTGATATAACTGCCATAGATCCAGATACACCCTCAGCATTACCTAAAGATGTAACGTAATTTGTAATAGCCTCAGATGATTGATCAACCTGTGTTTTAACCCCTTTAAAAGTAAATATTACTTTATCGCCTGATTTCTCTGCCCTGATTCCAAACTCTTTTAACCTTTCAAATTCCCCACTTTGTGCATCAAGTATGCCCTCTGCTAATTGATCAAATGATTTACCTGTGCTTGATGCAAGATCTCCAAGCCTACGCATTTCATCTCCTGTTGGTTTAAATCCTGCATTTGCTAGTTTTACAAAAGATGCAGTTAATTCATTAACGCTAAATGGAGTATTAGCCGCAAAATCTGAAATTTCTTTTAGTTTTAATTTTGCTAAAGCATTAGATCCTAAAGTATTGCCGAGAACCGCACCAAACTTTTCAAACTCAGCAGTTACTGTTAAAACCTCCTTGCCAAAACTAATAAAAGCACCTACACTAAATGCACCTGCAAAAGCAAGACCTGCTGTTTTAAATGCACTACTAGCAGTTGATGAAAAACTTTTTAAATCTGTTTCAGCACCATTAGTAAAGCCTTTTAATTTCTTTTGCGCACCATTTAAGTCCTTATCTAATTGCCCTAAAGGTGCGCCAATAGGTATTTCAATTCCTTGCATCTTCTAAGTATTTAAGCATCGCCTTATTCATTTGATCTTTGATTACATCCATGTCTGCTATCTCATCGTTTTCGTAGATAAAAGCCATGAACTTTTTAAAACTAGGCATCCCTTTATTAACGTGAACTCTCATTCCGTTCCACGTTGACCAACCGATGCGCTCCCAATCCTTTTTTTCTTTATTAAAAAAGCCTTGACATTTAAGAATATATTGATTCCATGTCAAGGCGTAAAAGTCATCAGGCATCAAACCGAGTTCCCCAAAAGCAAAAGTCAACACATCTTTATTCCAATTTAACTTTCCTGTTTGCTTTTTTTTTGCTCAGTTACCTCTGTATTTAACCCTAACACCCTAAAGACTTCTTTAGATACTGTTAGGATAAACTCACCACCTGAGCCTCCAGAGTTATCAATCCAATCATGCACATCAAACTCCGTAAAGTCTATGATCTCGCCTTTCTTTAATATAGGGTAAGCCGATGCATGATAAATAAACACTCTCAGGAACGGCAGTAATTGCTTACCTAACAAATCTGATAGATCAGTCACCGATGCGTCAAAGTGAGTAAGCGTTTGCTCTAGCGCATAATTGCCAAAGAACATCTGCCTATCGACCTCACCTATTTTGTACGTTAAATGTCCCTCCATTTAGTAACCAGGGTATGGATCAGTTGTGGTAATATCACCATCACCTAACAGAGTGCCAGTAAAGGTAATAAACTCACCCTCTGCGCCTGTAATCTCTAAAGCACTAAAGTAAGCATAGCCATACTGCTCTGAAAAGTTAGGATCTTCTGTTCCATCAGTTTTAAGTAAAGCCACTTGAAACTCGGTCAAAGTCTTTGCCCTTGCAATCGTGCTAATACGATCCCATGATGCTTTAGCGGTATCGCCACCTGCGCCAACTGTATCTGTAAAAACACCCTCAAAAGGTATCTCAAAAGAATAGGTTGTCGGTTTGCGTCTGGTCACTCCCGGATCGCACTTAGTTACTGTTTCAGCAAAATCCCATGATTCGCTGATTCCGTTTGATGTCAAACATGCTACTGGCTTCCATGCGCCACCTGTGCGTATGTAGAGCATGAATAGACTTCCTGCATAAAATTGTTCTGCTGCCATTTTAAGTTCTATTTAATTTGTGTTGAAAAGTTAGTATGTATTGAAATATATTTTCTGTTTCTGTTTCTAGTATTACCTCATTTGTTAATAGTTGTAAGGTCTCAACATTTATAAAATTAGACAAAGTTAAGTTAGTAACCTGTATTCTGTCTTGTATCTCCTCACTAATAACGATTGCAAAACTTAAATCGCCATTACCATTAGGGTATCTGGTGACTATCTGAACATTTATAGTACAAAGATAGTAATATCCGCACTTGGTTTGTTCTTGCAATCTTGTTTGGCTAGATAAAATTACATATTTAGCCGGTACGTTCTTTAAAGGTGCTGATTTACTGTATACAGGTATAGTAACGCCACCGACTATTAAATTGGCTAGAGCGCTCTTATATGCGTTTAGTATTGATAAATTAGCATCTTTCATTTCTCAAATGTAATTATTTTTTTGCATTATATTTTCGTGTTTCAACTTCCAATACTTTTCTTAAAGTTTTAGGATATTGTTGGATGCCCTCTAGGTAGCTAGGTATAAAAAAAGGTTTAGCTGGATAATTTCTTATCCTTATTCCTTTGCCCTTAAAAGGTGCAGCCATGTCTGAAAAGCCATTTGGTATAATAACTCCGCTTCCCGTACCAAACTCAACATAAGCTGCATAAGGAGCGTTAGCAAAAAAGAATGATCTATTAAAACCTACTCTAGCAGTTGTTTTTCCTATTGACTGTCTTAACTGACCTAAATCAACTACTACTCTTAACTGCGCTTGAGTAACCATGCCTTGCGTAGTTTCGTTAGTTACCGCAACCGCTAACCTATTAGCATCGTGACCAAAGGCTGAAATCTGAGATAGTAATTTAGAAATATCTATTTTAGACGCCATTATTATCATCCGTTACAGATGCCAAAATCTCATAAAATCGAAATGTATCATCTACATTCCTAATCGAATGAATAGTAAAAAAATTTAACTCATACAGAATCCTCATGTCTTTTGTAGGTGCAAAATCTTTTCTATACCGGATTGTAAACCTAAAGACCTGATTTATGACCTGTTCTTGCGCTTGTAACTGTCTATTACCATCGTATGGCTTTATATTTGACCATGTAGCCAAAACAGGCACAAACGTAATTACGTAATCCTGATAGGCATTTTCAACTGATGTGAACGTGCCAAATGTAATGCGCTTATCTAATCTGCCCGGATTCATTAGAATAAAGTTATGCGTCTGTATGGTGAAAGCAAAAGAGTTGCAATCGTAGGCATTCCAACAACTGGATTATCTCTGTTCTCATAATAATATGCTATCATTTCTTTTATTGCAGTTTCAATATCATCTGGAACATCTGATCCGCCCTCATAATTCCAACCATAACCTGCGACAAACGTAACTGTATTAAATCCTGCCGTATCTGATATGACCTCTGTAAAGCCTTGCGTTTCGATTGTTTCGAATGTCAATAGAGCCATATCAGGATCGACCACAGTTTCAACCGAAATTAAAGGGTACTCATATATTTTAACTGCACCAGATACAGGCGTAATTAAACTCATTTGCCTTTGCCATAATACTTGTAAAGTAAACTGCTCAGCTTGATTTACCGCAGATTTTATCAATGATGT